AAACTATGGAAACAGTATGGAATCAACAGCATTCCCTACAACAACTAGTTGAACCTACTAACTTCAAGTCTTACGATGAACTCAAGACCAAGCTCTTTAGAGTATTGGACCTTGCATCCGAGACAGTTGAAGTAGCAGCACCATCTCCATATGAATCTACCACACCGACTGATGATCTTGATATCTCAAGTTCTATCACCGAGGCTGCAGCTCCAACTGCACCAGTGGCAGAAAGTGCATCTGCAGTAGATGATGACGATGACGATCTCGCAATTTTTAAAGATCTTGCAAGAAACTAATCAAGCTTGGGGTCCGCAAGGGCCCCACATTTACAAGGAGAAAGTATGTCAATCAAAGAAACAATAGACATGACCAATTTTGATTTTGGCTTTACAGCCATGACAGAAGATGAGTTATCAGTCGTACAAGAAAGTAAAGCACAAGCAGAGACTGCATCAGCAACCGCTGAATCGGCATCAGCCAAAGCACAAATCATGTACGAAGCTATCATTCCATTGTTAAACAATCTTCAAGCGAACCCGGAAAAAGATTATATCTATTGGCCGAATCGCTACGAGAAACTTGACGCTTTTGCAGATAAACTACATCAAATTCTAAGCGGAGAATAATTATGAGTCTACTAGACAAAATGTTGAAGGCAGGTTCAGTCAAAGGATCGACTGTACTATCAAAAAGTTCCTTCTTTAATACCAAAGATCCAATACAAACTGAACTACCCATTGTGAATATCGCTTTCTGCGGCTCACTTAAAGGTGGTTTACTTCCAGGCTTGACAGTAGTAGCAGGTGAATCTAAGAGTTTTAAAACTCTACTTGGCCTCTATTGCATGAAAGCTTACCTACAAAAATATCCAGATGGTGTTGCTATCTTATATGACTCAGAGTATGGTATTACTCCAGAGTATCTAGAAAGCTACAACATTGATACCGACCGTGTTATTCACGTACCAATCGAAGACGTAGAGCAACTTAAGTTTGACGCTACTAAACGATTAGACGAGATTGACAAGGGAGATAAAGTCTTTATTATGATCGACTCTATTGGTAACTTGGCCTCTCGTAAAGAAGTTCAAGATGCCATGGATGAGAAATCAGTTGCTGATATGACAAGAGCAAAACAGCTTAAGTCACTATTCAGAATTGTTACACCAAAGCTTACCGGTAAAGATATTCCAATGGTTGCTGTTAACCATACCTATAAAGAAATTGGTCTGTTCCCTAAGAACATCGTTTCAGGTGGTACTGGTATTTACTATTCAGCTAATCAGATCTTTATTATATCTAAATCTCAACAGAAAGAAGGTACTGACCTGAAAGGGTTTAAGTTCACAATTAATATTGAGAAGTCTAGGTATGTTAAAGAAAAAGCTAAACTACCATTTACAGTATTATACGACACTGGTATCCAAAAGTACTCAAGTCTATTTGAATTAGCTCTTGAATCTGGTCACCTATGTAAAGCTAACCAAGGTTGGTATAACGTAGTAGATCAAAAGACTGGTGAAGTAATTGAACCAAAGCGTAGGCTGAAAGATATCGAAGGTGATACACCATTCTTTGAAGGCCTGATCGCTGATCCAAAGTTTAATGAATATGTTGAAAAGAAATTCAAATTAACTACACTTGAAATGGGAGAAGCCGAAGATGATAGAGAAGACGATCTTATCGAATCTGATACTGAATGAGGATTATAGCCGAAAGGTATTTCCTTATCTCAAAGATGATTACTTTGAAGACCTGTCTTATCGTAAAATCTTCAATACTGTTACCGAGTATGTAGATCAATACAAAGAGCCTCCCACCATAGAGGCTCTTAAGTTGTCACTTGAGAAGCGTAAAGATCTTAACGAAGATACTTACTCTACTATTCAAAATGTGTTGAATGAGTTTTCTATTGACGAGACTACTAACTCACAGTTCTTACTTGACGAGACTGAAAAGTTCTGCCAAGACAAAGACCTGTATAATAGTATTCGTAAATCTATTCTGATACTTGATGGTGAAGAAGGTGAGATTGACAAGGGTAGCATTCCAAAACTATTACAAGATAGTCTTGGTATTAGCTTTGACTCAAGTGTTGGTCACGATTACCTTGTTGATTTTGAAGATCGTTATGATCATTACCACAGAAAAGAAGAGCGTATACCATTTGATATTGATATCCTAAACAAGATTACCAAAGGTGGTCTGCCTCGTAAATCAATGACTGTATTACTTGCTACTACTGGTGGAGGTAAGTCATTGCTTAAATGTCACATGGCTGCCAATCATCTGATGTATGGTAAAAATGTTCTCTATATTACTATGGAGATGGCAGAAGAAGAGATCGGCCGTCGTATTGATGCTAACATCATGGACATTACAATGGACGAAATCAATGAGATTCCAAGAGATGTTTATGAAAAACGAATGGCGAGATACAAAACTAAAACAACGGGTAAACTTGTTATTAAAGAGTATCCTACTGGCTCTGTGCATTCTGGTCACTTTAGACACTTACTAAATGAACTAGAGATGAAGAAAAACTTTAAGCCTGATGTGATATTCTTAGACTATCTTAATATCTGTGCTTCATCACGAGTTAGAGGTGCAGCTGCATCTTCAAGCTATAACTTAGTGAAAAGTATCGCAGAAGAAGTACGTGGTCTAGCAATGGAGTACAACTGTGCAGTAGTTACATCATCTCAGTTTAACCGTGATGGTTATGGTAACTCTGATGTTGATCTTACAAATACATCTGAATCCATGGGTATTACTCACACAGCAGACTGTATCTTAGGTCTAGTAACATCAGAACAACTCGATGAACTCGGACAACTCATGCTCAAACAGTTAAAGAATCGTTGGGGTGACTTAGGTTACTATCGTAGATTCTTAGTTGGTATTGACCGTGCTAAGATGAAGATCTATGAGCTTGAAGAGTCTGCACAAAACAACGTTAATCTTGACGATGGTTCCGGTGGTAACTCCGGAAAAAAGACGAAGAGCTATGACGACGATGGACCAGTGTTTGACAAAACAGACATCGGCCAGAGGCTCAAAGGACGTAGGAAAGGTTCAGTTTTCTCAGATGTGCAATTAGTCTGATTATAAATAACTAAAACTGTCCTATACAATATACAAAGGTAATCATGAAAAGTTTTAGCACATTTAAGTCAAGTCGACCTGTACATGATGATGTAACACCACTTGAACCTGTCCGCAAGGAAGCAGTTGCCGAAAGGGACCTTTCAAACGGACTCGGGTTCAGTGAGTTCGCTCATGATCTATTTGAAGCTCCTATTGATGTTCCAAACTATGAAGATGACGATGAGTCATTTGCCATTGAAGTAATATCTAAAATCGACGATGGTATATCTACTATAGATTCAGCGATCGAGCTTGATAATAGACGAGACAAAACCAACGGCTCAAAGCTTGGTATGTTCGCTATTATGGAAGATGCTAAACGTACTAAATGGGCTTCATTAGCAAGAGCAATTATCGCTGATACTCCAGAGTTAGAAGAAGGCCCAGAGCCACCAGCAAGTCGTATCGACAAAGATATCACAGTTAAACACAAAGATATGAAACGTTATATCTATGTTAACTGTAGACCTGATGGTAAAAGAAGTAAAGCTGGTACTGATCCCAATGAGCTTATGACAGCTGCTTTATGTTTAAAGAATAAACTTACAGCACCTACAACCGTTGAAGAAATGGATGAGCTAATTCAGTTTGTTAAATTAAATCTAACTAATGTTAAAGGTGCAACTGATGGACAAATTGCAAGTTTAGACAACGACTATGTCAATTTATGTTCAGCCGTTTCAGCTGCTATAACATGCCACGATGCTGGTTATGGTAATGCTACTAAAGTATATTTAACAGGTCAAGCTTGGGACGATGACGTTAGACAATTTCAAATCACTAAGCATGGTATGAAAGACTTTAATAGTTCAGACTTTATTATTAAGAAGGGAACTAAGTTCCTTGGTGTGTCTTTAAAGAAAAAGAAAAGATTATCAGAAACAGATCCAACTCTTATTAATAAATCATTCCGAACACTATTCCAAGATCGTAAGTTTACTACTTTAATGACACAGCTTGATCGTAGCGCATCTGCATTTTATATTGGTGTTATACGAAGAGCAGTAAGAACAAAGACTGCCCCAGCTAAGGTCATTTCAGATTTAAAGAGAACAAGACTAACTGCACAAAATTGGAAGAAGTTTGTACAACGTATTCCAAATGAAATTATTAATGCAGAGCTAAAAGGTAACAGATCACTGTTTAAGAAAATGGCTGATCTGATTATGAAGAATACTGATTTATTATCAAAACAATTAGTTGATCTGATATTTAAAGCAGACTTAAGAGATTTAAAAAGAGTAGAGTTTGATTTTGCTCTTGTAACAGGTGTTGGAGATTACGGCCCACGTAAAGGTGTAGATATTCAGAAGGGTGAATACAAAGACATCGATACCGTTTCGAGTACATTAGAAACACTATTTAGTACTGGAACAGCCACTATCAGACCTACACCAGACGCAGTACAAGCGTTTGACGAAGGAGCTACAGCAGCAATGCTCAAGTTTGACTTAGTTATTGGCACTA